ATAAGTTCACTTGGTATGCTATCCGAAAAGAAATGCTTGAGAAAGAGAAAGAGGTGATTGTGGATGCCTTTCTGGATGGGAAGTTGGATGGGTGGCACAATCAATGGGCTGACGCAAATGACTACTACAACGAAACCTTTAACACCAAAGAGAAATGAAAGAAGGAACACTAACAACAATCAATACACCAAACTATGTAGGTGGTTATAGATTAGGAACAGACCATTATTTTCAATTGAACCTAACTTATAAACCAAATTGGTTTCATCGTACTATGATGAGATTGTGTTTTGGATATAAATGGATAAACCTTTAACACCAAAGAGAAATGAAAACACCAATGCAAGAAATGTTGGAATGGGTTAGAGCAACCCTACCAATGGATTTAAATACACCAAGACTGATTGAAGAGAAGATTGAATCAATGCTTGAGATGGAGAAGGAGCAGATTGTTGATGCACACATAGAAGGACAAAGGGTATTTGATGACTATCCGCATACTCAATGGACTAATGACCAAGCAGAATTGTACTATAACGAAACCTTTAACACCAAACAGAAATGACACAATTAGAATGGGAAGCAAAGCGAATAGGTAAGTTCACAGCCTCTGAAATTCACCGCTTGATGGGTAACCCTCGTAAGAAGGGAGAAATCCTCTCAGAGACCGCCAAATCATTCGTAATAGAAAAAGCAGCAGAGATTCTGACTGGGCAGAAACGACCCATCTATGGAGCAGCACTTGATTGGGGAGTTGAACACGAGCAAGAAGCGTTCTTGAAGTTTAATGTAATCAGCGACCAGATGTGGGACTACTACGGAGGCCAAGAGTTCAAGTTCTATTCGTACGGTGTTTTTTCTGGTGCATCTCCTGACGGGCTTTCAATGAGCCACTTGTTAGAAATTAAATGCCCTTACGAGAGCCACAATCACATCAAGCATATGCTCATCAAGGACAACGAAGATTTCAAGTCCTCTCGTCCTGAGTACTATTGGCAAATGCAGTTGGGAATGATAGCCACCGAGAAGTCAAAAGGAATGTTCGTTTCTTACGACCCAAGAATGCCTGAGGACAAACAGATATATCAGATTGAGATATACCAAGATGATGTCAAGGCTGAGATTGATGAGAAGATTCAATGCGCTTCTGATATGTTGGCAGACATCATTCACTAAAGTTTTCGGTCATTCACAAATAAACACCCATAAAAAAACAAAAAAGATTTGTGATATTGAAAAAAGGTTGCATCTTTGAATTATGAAAAACGAACAAACTATGGAAAACGAACAAAGAGAATTGGCTTGGATTACCTTTTGGGGTGAAGCTTGGGAACAAGAATGGCAACCTATTATGATGAATGGAAGGCAACTTGCTTGGGATGATATCTTCATTATGGAGATTTGCCGAGAAAGACACCCAAATCAATCTTGGGGAATTTCAGACACAAGTGGAATGCTTAGAAATGATGCTATCAGAAACAATCTGTAAAGTCAAACTGACGAGGCTTAAATAGCCGAAACCCCTTCTGGGGTCTTTGACAACTATGAACAAACCGACATTTGCCTACCTCGTAGAATCTGGAAAGGTTGTAGAGGTAATCACACAAGAAGACAACGGCACTTTTATGATTAAGTTGGAAGAACGAATCTACTGGGTGCAAGAACACGAAATCAAATTTATACAACAATGATACCAGCAATTTTAATCATCCCGGTAACCATCGCCATCTTGGTGATCAGTTACCTCAAGTTCATCATCAAGAAGGGCATTCAGTCCTACGATGTTCCTCACCAACCAATACCTGAGCGTGACAAGTTCATTCCTCAATTCAATGAATGGCAGAAACACCTCAAGACCGAACGCAAAAAATTGTATAGAGGGAAAGCACTATGAAAAACAAGATTGAACAACTGATGCTCAACTATCCCAAGGCAATGGATGATGACAACTTTCTCCAAGCGTTGGTTTGGAAAGGCGAACTTGGAGCAAACCCAAATATGTCAGCAATGGACTTTCTGAGAATGTATGCTGCTGGGGCTTTCACCTCACCGGAAACAATCAGAAGGACTCGTGCCAAGTTGCAAGAAGAGAAAGAATACCTCAGAGGCAGCAAGTACAAGATTCGTCACGAGCATCAAGAGAAGTGGAAAAAGGACTTGGGGTATTGATCAAATCTTTTATCTTTGCATAACCATACACGAATAGTTCATCACCGAGAGAGAGTCGGTTCAGAACAAAATACATTCGCCCGTTGTGGTTAGGTGTCTCTCTCACGCCTAACTGCTTCGGGCTTTTTTTATGGCTGAAAACAAGAAATCATTCGTTCTTTATTGTGACCTGATTCACACGATAGAACAACTTAACAACGAACAAGCAGGGGACTTGTTTAAGCATATCCTGAGATATGTCAACGACCAAAACCCAGAGGCTCAAAGCGTAATCACCAAGATTGCCTTTGAACCAATCAAGCAACAACTCAAGCGAGATTTGCAGAAGTACGAACAGATACGAGAACGCAACTCCGCAAACGCTCGTAAGCGATGGGATGCGACCGCATCCGACCGCATACCAAACGATGCCAAAAATGCCGATAATGTAAATGATAATGTAACTGATAATGATATAAGTAAGAAGAGATTTACACCTCCAACTAAGGAAGAAATCAATTCAGAGTTTCCCGGTTTTGATGCTGAACGCTTCATTGACTTTTACTCCTCAAAAGGTTGGATGGTTGGCAAGAACAAAATGAAGGATTGGAAAGCTTCAGTCAGAACTTGGCTTCGTTCTTCCGACCAAAAATCCGAACTTGCTGCACCTAAATATAAAAAAGCAACACTATGAGTCCAAGTGAATACATTCTCGCATCGGCAATGTTTGATGAAACCACACGAGTCAAACTCCTTTCTGTTAACTCCAAATGGTTTGAGTCACCGATAGACAAAGCCATTGCTAAGGTTCAAGAACTGTACCTTTCCTCCAAGCCTTTGAACAATCACAATATCTTGATTGAACTCAAGGAGACAATGGACTTCAGACGCTTGGTGATGATTCAAGGAATGGCAACTGAGTATTCTCAGGTTGATGCTTATCTCAAACAACTCGCCAAGAAATACGAACACGAGCGACTTGTTGCAGGACTTGCTCAAATAGACACAAAAGGAGACATCGTTTCCCAACTGACCACCTTAATCTCAACCGCAACGATTCAGATGGACAGAGAGCCAATCACCTCACGCAAAGCCATCAATAAGGCTTGTGATGACATCTGTGAGGCTTTCCAACGACAAGATGAAACCAATGGAATGATAACGGGTTGGAGATACCTTGACAAATACTTGGGAGGTTGGAACAGAGGAGATTTGATTATCTGTGCAGGAAGACCTGGTATGGGTAAGTCAGCAATTGCAATGACTTGGGCTTTGTTGGCAGCCGAAAGATACAAGGTTCTCTTTTTGTCCTTAGAGATGTCTGTTGATCAACTTGCACGAAGAATCCTAACCCACGAAACCCATATTGAGAACTACAAAATCAGAAGCAACTCTCTTTCTCAAGGTCATATTGATAGGATAGTTGAATACACCATCGCTGACAACCCAGTTCTGTGGTTGGATGATGACACTTCCATACGAATAGATAAACTACTCGGCAAGTTGAAAATCCACCAGCAAAAGAACGGGCTTGACCTATTGGTGATTGACTACATCCAACTGATGAAAGGAACGAAAGCAAACCGCCAAGAGGAAGTGGCTGAGATTTCTCGCAACCTCAAACTTATCGCAAAGGAGTTGGGTATCTGTATCATCGCTCTCTCACAACTTTCAAGAGCCGTAGAGCAACGCTCAGACCATAGACCAATGCTTTCTGACCTAAGAGAATCAGGAGCGATTGAACAAGATGCTGATGCGATTCTTTTTCCTTACCGACCTTGTTATTATCAGGATGACAAACCAGCAACCGAAGACGCTGAGTTGATGATTGCAAAAAACCGACACGGAGAATGTGTGACCATAGATGTCAAGTTTACGGGGTCACTAACCAAATTCACAGAATGAAAGACCTATACAAAGAAAACACCGAACTCAAAATCCAGAACACTCGCCTTCTGAAGAAGTGCCAAACGCTCTGGTCGAACCTTGCCAATGCAAGACAATCCATCAAGGAATACAAAATTCTCTTGCAAGATTTAGAGAACCCGATTGACCGCAATGCACCACTTGAGGAAATCGCAAGAGCCGTTTCTCAAGCCTCCGGTGTTCCCATATCTGATATGCGGTCACCAAACCGAGAGCGTCACAATGTCATTGCAAGACAAGTGTTCTTCTACATTGGAAGACGGGCAGGATTCTCTTGGTTGCAGTTGGGGCAGTTTATGCTGAGAGACCATTCAACCGCCATTCACGGATACAGACAAATCCAAGACCTTATTTCATTACCTAAATCCAATTTTGTTGAAGTCCAAACCTACATACACGCCCGGGAAATCTTGGCTGCTCGTGATGCGGAAAGGTATCAATCAATCTGACATCTGTTGTGCTACGGAAGCCCAAGTGAAATTCTATCGCAAGAAGTACGAGAAAGACGGCTGGGAGTTTTACGAGTTGAGAACTTGTGGAAAATAAACAACAAAATTGAACAAACTTTGAAATATCACAAAAGAGGAAATCATATCGGAGTTGACTCGTGAGGAATGGGTGAGAGGCTTCTGCATTAAAGTCGGCAAAGACCTTGCATCTGACCTCTATCAAGAACTCTTTCTTATCCTTTGCGAGAAGTCAGAATCTTGGATTGTAGAGAAATATGAATCAGGCTATTGGGCTGGGTTTGTGTCTCGCATCATCTTGAACCAATTCTACGGCAAACGAACATCCTTTGAGAAGAACTTCATCCGACCCATTGGAATGGAGGACACAAGCCAAGTGGAAATTGAACACGAAGATGAACCATACACCGAACACCACCAAGAGGCTATTGATGCCGTCCTTGAAAAGTGCGATTGGTATGAGAGCCGAATCTGGGAACTCTGGTCAAAAGGCGATGACAACATCAGACCAAGATCAGCAAGAGCGATAGCAAGAGTCACAGACATCAGCCGTCAAGAAATCCTCCGAGTGGTAAACGAACTAAAAATCAAAATCAACGATGAATACCTTATTAGAAATTATCGGAGTCAGTTGCTTAGCAATCATTTTTGTCTCCGAGATAGGTTGGAAGGCGAACACTAAACCCTTCACCTGCGAACTCTGTATGGCTTGGTGGCTTGGGCTTCTGCTCTTTGTTCCGCTTTATGGATGGAGTGGCATTCCGTTTGCTGCTCTTTCTGCGTGGCTATCAACAACTATCAACCGCTATTTGTAAAGTGCCATATAAAGCACAAAATCATACCAAATTGAGCCATATATGAAACATTATAGCCCAAAAACAGACCTCAAATGGGTAGCATTCCTACTCGTTACTCAAACCCTTTATTCTTTTTTCCTATGATACAAACAGACATTGACTTTGTCCTTGAACTTTCTCCGTTGTTTCAGCAATGGAAAGAGCAAGGCTACTTCCGAGTGACCCCTGAACAAGGTGTCCGACTCCGCAACATCTACCAAACCGAGATGGGAAAACCTATGCCCACTTGCTCAACTTGCTTTGTAGAGGCTTTCTACTCTCTAATCATCCGAGCCGAAGCACAAAAGAAAGAACTCCAAGCAGCACAGATTGCTGATGATGAACAAAAACCAAAACGAAAAAGGCGTGAAAAAACACACACAGATATACCTCAAGGAAATGAACTACCACCAGACGGATTGGATCCCGTGTGAGATGTGTGGTCAACAAGCGGTGGACATTCATCATATTGACGCTCGTGGAATGGGAGGATCAAAAGAGAAGGACTTCATTGAAAATCTGATGGGTCTATGTCGCTCCTGCCACATTCGCTACGGAGATAAGAAAGAAGAAAAAGCAATGCTGAGAGTCACCCACCTTGTAAAACTAAGCCAAAGAAAATGCAAATAGTAAAACTGAAAGACATCAAACCCAACCCGAATAACCCTCGCATCATCAAGGATGAGAAGTTCCAAAAGTTGGTAGCATCAATCAAGGAGTTCCCTCAGATGCTGGAGATTCGCCCAGTAGTGGTGAACAAGGATATGATTGTGCTGGGTGGCAATATGCGACTCAAAGCTTTGAAGGAAGCAGGACTGACAGAAGTGCCTTGCATCATTGCAGATGAACTCAGCGAAGATCAGCAGCGTCAGTTTATCATCAAGGACAATGTCGGCTACGGAGAATGGGACTGGGATATGTTGGCTAATGAATGGGATGTTGAAGATTTACAGAAGTGGGGAATGGATGTTCCCAAATTTGCAGAAGAAAAAGAGTTGGATGATTTGTCAGATAAAATCAGCGAGACATTTAGAATAGAGGTGTATTGTGAAGATGAAGAACAACAAGAACGAACATACAACAAACTAATTGAGGAAGGATATCAATGCCGTCTTTTGACATTGTAAGAGAAACACAACCGACAAAATCATTCAGAGTTGCATCGGTGATTGGCAAATTTGATTTGCAATCTGAACACATCAAAGAACATTTTGTGGGTGACATTGATTTGAAAACCGATTGGCAGATTGGTTTGATTGTCGGCAAATCTGGAACGGGTAAAACAACGATAGCAAAAGAATTATTTCCTGATGCTTATGTGACATCTTATCAATATAATGCTGAAACGATTTTGGATGATATGCCAGAATCTTGTTCTGTTCAAGACATAACCAATGCATTCAATAGTGTTGGATTTAGTAGCCCACCAAGTTGGTTGAAACCGTATTCAGTTTTGAGCAATGGTCAAAAGATGAGAGTTGATTTGGCAAGAGCAATACTTGAACCAAATGAATTGTTTGTATTTGATGAGTTCACCAGCGTAGTAGACAGAAATGTGGCTCAAATTGGTTCGTTTGCAATGCAGAAGGCAATTCGTAAAACACAAAAGAAATTCATTGCTGTCACTTGCCATCACGATGTGCGAGATTGGCTTTTACCTGATTGGATATTTGACACAGATACGATGACCTTTCAAAATTTTGAAGGGCAAAAAAAAAATAGACCAACCATCAATTTTGAAATATACCAAACAACAGATAAGTCAATCTGGAAAATGTTTGCTAAACACCACTATTTGAGTCATACACACAACAACGCTGCCAATGTGTTCATTGCAACAATCAATGATCAAGTCGCTGGTTTTTTGAGTGTGTTACATTTTCCGCACCCAAAAACAAAGAATATGAAAAAAGTTCATCGGCTTGTTATTTTACCAGATTACCAAGGTGCTGGATTTGGTTTGTTGTTCTTAAATCATATCGCTGAACTATACAAAAAACAAAAAGACAGATTCACGATTGTAACATCAGCACCGAGTTTGATACACGCTTTGAAGAAATCATCAAAATGGGCTTTGACTTCTTATGGGAGAAAACCAAATCATTCCGGATTGAAAGAAACAGGTAGTCAAAACAGAATCACGGCAAGTTTTGAGATGAAATAATTTTGCCATATTAAAAAATGTTTTTATATTTGTGTATGGAATTAGGACAATTAGTTCAATGGGAAATGGGAAACCTTCGTGATTGCATTTGCGAGGGATTGTTTCTCCAAATGATTACCGAAGAAATGGCAGAAGTCATCTGCACATCAATGGGAGGTACGCCTCACAAGATGAAAGTCCAAATTGAAATATCTAAACTCACAGCAATATGAATAACCTATCAGAACTTTGTAACTGGGAACGCCAAAAGGCAATCTACATTCTTCACAAGGCAGAACAATTCGGCTTAGCAACAACCGAACACACACAACTTGGAGTCAATCCACATTCGGGCAATACTTGGGTCTGGGATGAAGATTGGTTGGTTTGTTTGTATATGCCAATCAACTGCGAATTGCAAACCTCAGACATTTGGGTATGCTGGACAAACCCGGAAAGCGGAGAAGAACACGAATTGCCACTTTCAGAATTTGATAACATCATTGAGATGAACAAATGGGTTCAAGAATTGGAAGAATCTATCTACGATTAAAAAGAAAAAACAACGAGAATGGCAAACGAACAGAACCTCAAACCAATTCAGAAAGGGCAAGTGCTGAATCCTAATGGCAGACCCAAGAAGATTGAGACCATTCTCAAAGATGTTTTCCTTGCCGAATACAACACAAAACTAACAAATAGTCAAGCCCAAGACATCATCAAGGGACTGCTTACCAAGAGCAGAAGCGAACTGATTGACCTTGCCAAGAATGATGACCTTCCTTTCTGGATTTCTATGATTGCCAAAAAAGCGACAAGGGATTACGAGAGAGGGAGCATACATTTGGTGGAACTTTTGTTTGACCGAGTCTATGGTAAACCAAAGGAAACGATTGACCAAACAATTGAAGCCAAGACATTCAATGTAACACTAAACTTAAAAAATGACGGATAAACTTTACTTCGGAAACGGATGGGAAGACCAGTATGGGATGAACATCTCAATCAACATCAAAGCAATTCAAGAGGCTTTGGAATCAGGCAAACTTGAAATGAACTCTTATGGGGATATCAAACTGAGAGTTGGCAAACGCCAAGCACCTCACGAGAAATCCAAAGCGACTCACTTCATCTGTAATCAGAAACCCAAAGACCCTCTATTTTGAAGATACTTGTCCTACTTGACGGAAGCAATGGTGTAGCCTATCATAGGTTGTTTGTTCCGTTTGCTCGGTTGCAGCAAGACCACGATGTGACAGTTGATGTGAGCCAAAACCGAGCCGAGTGGGGCGGTCTGAAATACACGGACTATGATTGTGTGGTTTTCAATCGGTGGTTGGGTGACCTGCAGTACAATATCCTTGAACTACTCGCCAAGAACAAAATCCCCTACATCATTGACATTGATGACTACTGGATTATTCCTCGCCACAACCCAGCCTATCAAGCATACCGAAAGGTCATCAAGAATTGCATCAAAGACGCTATCTATTACGCTGATGCAGTAATGACCACCACGCCTCAACTGGCTTCTGTAATCACTTCCCTGAACCCAAAGGTGACCATTGTCAAGAATTGCCTTGACTATTCCCACGACCAATGGCAAAAGAAGACCGACCATCCTCTGACAATCGGTTGGGTTGGAGGCATTAGCCACGAGGAAGATATCAGGTTGCTTGAAGGACAGATTGAACCAATCATTGAGAAATACAACGCTCGGTTCTTGATGTGCGGATTCCACGAGAACCAATCTATTTGGGCTAAGATGGAGAAAAGCATCACGGGCAAATCAAGGAAAGAAAGACCGGATTGGTTTGAACACAGAGAGGGAACAACGCCTATCAAGTACGCTGAGTATTATTCAGAGATAGACATCCTTCTTGCACCATTGACCCACGACAAATTCAACCGCTACAAATCCGAGTTGAAGATTGTTGAAGCTGCTGCCTACAATCGCCCTATTCTTTGCTCACGAGTAGAACCCTACACCAATCACAAATCAAACCTTGGGGTGTTCTTTGTAGACAACAACGACTGGGTGACTCCTCTTGACAAACTCCTGAAATCAAAGAAGTGGGACAAGGTCGGGGCAATCAACCGAGCCTACTGCGATGACCACCACTCTCTCAAAGCCGAGAACATCATCCGAATGGAACTGCTCAAATCAGTATGCAGATAAACTATGAGCGACCATATCTCACCTCCTACCAACGAGCCATCCTTGACTCGCCATCTCGCTATACCATAACCGCAGCAAGTACCAAAACGGGAAAGACCGCCTCTCATATCATTTGGCTCTTTGAGCAGTCCTTGACCCTCAAGCAGAACCAATCGGTTTGGTGGGTTGCTCCGGTATATCAACAAGCGGAGATAGCGTTCCGAAGGATGAAGACCCAAGTCAGCGACCCTCACTTCTTCCAAGCCAACGAATCAAAACTTGTCCTCACTACACCAATGGGTTCAAGGATAGAGTTCAAGTCAGCCGAGAAAGCAGATAACCTCTACGGAGATGATGTCTTTGCTGCCGTCTTTGATGAAGCCTCACGAGCCAGAGAGGAAGCGTGGTATGCACTTCGTTCTACCCTAACCGCAACCCAAGGCAAATGCAAAATGATTGGGAATGTCAAAGGCAAGAAGAACTGGTTCTACAAACTCGGAGAACGAGCAAGGCAAGGAGAGGCTGACTATTCCTTTTTCAAGATAACCGCATACGATGCAGCCAAGGAAGGCATCATCACCGAACAAGAGATTCAACAAGCCAAGCGTGACCTCCCAGAATATGTGTTCAAGGAACTCTATTTGGCTGAACCTGCCGATGATCAGAGCAACCCATTTGGGATAGAGAATATCAGAGCTTGTTATTCGCCTATTTTGAGTGGCTCTGTTGCGTCTTTTGGTATTGACCTTGCCAAGTACTCGGATTGGACTGCGATAGTCGGTCTAAACGCAAATAAAGAGGTTGTTCATTTTGAGCGATTTCAGAAGGATTGGGCTTCAACGGCAGAGCATATTGCCCGACTTGTTCAAGGGACTCCGTGCTTCATTGACTCAACCGGAGTAGGTGACCCCGTGGTGGAGCAGTTGCAGAGGAGATGTCCACGAATGCAAGGCTTCAAATTCACCGCACAAAGCAAACAACAACTCATTGAAGGGTTGGTGATGGCAGTACAAGGGCAGGAGATACGATTCCCCGAAGACCCTATTGGATATGAGATGGAGAACTTTGAGTTTGAATACACAAGAACGGGAGTCAGATATTCAGCACCATCAGGTCTGCACGATGATTGTGTAATGGCTTTAGCATTATCTTTGGACTGCTCTCATAAAAACAAAAAAGGAACATTCTTCTTCGTATGAAACTCACAATATCCCAAATACAAGAACTCGCCACCCTCAAAGACCTGAACCCGATTGAGCAGATGGCACACGAGGTGTCTATTTGTCTGAACATCCCATTCTCAGATGTGGAAATATGGACAATGGACAAACTCAAAGAGGAACACAAAAAACTCAATCTTGATCAACTGCCTGATAAGCGGATTGGTTACAAGTTCTCTCACAAGGGGAGAAGATTCCGTTTGGTCAGAAACGCCAAAGAGATGTCTGCTCACCACTTCATTGAACTGCAAGAGGTAGTTAAAGGAGATATGGTGGAAAGCCTTCATCAGGTTGTCGCTCTTTTATCCTACCGGGTTGATTGGTTTGGAAGAAAGATTGAGGATGACTATCAATGGAAGGTAGAGAATTTCAAAGACCTTCCTGCGGAGCAATTCTACGGATACGCTCTTTTTTTTTCGGCACTCTTTCCGAAGTTATTGGCAACTACCCTAACCTATTTGAAGGAGGAGAACAAGGAGGTGAGGGAGATGTTTTTGGATGGCTCTCTATCATAGACCGATTAGCAGGAGGCAGAAGAGCCGAGTGGGATGCAATTCTGAAGATGCCTTTGATTGAGTTTTTGAATACCCTCTCATTTCACCGCACGATCACCAAGGAGAGAAACAAACGCCTTGAACAAGCTGCCAACAAGGGATTTGAGTCCTATGTCTGTGCTTGTCTGAACGAGATGCTTTGATTTGGGACACTTTCAGCCTTTCGCTATTTTTAGATGATGGCACTATCAGTCAAACATCAGCCTACCGGGACAACCTATCTTCCTGCATACAATGACAACATCTTTATTGTGACAGAAAGTGACTCCGGTGTCTATGGCAACTACAACTTCAAGTTTATTTGCGATGTCAAAGACGGAAGCGGAAACCTAATCTCTCGCCTCCGCACTCCAATCTACTACGGCTCAACCAACAAGGGAGTATTCAACATCTCCCGTCTATTGGAAAACTATGTCACGAATGACTGGGACTACAACGATTCAGCAGCGAGTGGATGCACCAACTCTGTGTTTGGCTATCAGGCTTCCTTTGGCTATGAGTATTCTACTGGGGCAACTTCTGCCATCGTTCAAACAACGGGAGTCAGCACAACAACGGGAGTCACCATTTGGAATGCTGCTCTTGATCCTTTGACATTCTTGTCCTATGATGAGGATAACTATTGGATGTCAACCTCGGCTTCGGGAACTGCTTCTTTTCTAACCAACAACCAATCAAAAAAACTACCTATTGATGCAAAGGCTTGGCTCTATGCTCTACACGGCTCTAATGTCGCTTCTGTGGATGTTGCTTTTAGTCCTTCGGGAACTGCTTCTATTTCTGTCCCAAGTGGCACTCTCGCTCGTATTCCTATTGGAAGCAATATTCCGGGCGGTATACCAGTTGGAACAACTTCTTTCACTTGCACTCCGAAGAACTCTGGTGGCTCTCAAGTGGGCAAAGCGTACACTATCACGATAGATGACCGCTGCTCCAAGTACCCAACTACAGACCTCTATTTCTTAAACCGATTGGGAGGAGTGGACACGATGCGATTTGATATGGTCAAGAGAACAAACTTTGACATTGAGCGAAAGACCTACAAAGCCAATCCATTCACCTTGAATAATTCTGCCGTGACTTTTACCTATGACACGGCTGCTCACTCCAACTCTGACTTCTTCACCCAATCCACCGAGCGAATCACTTTGAACTCCAACCTTCTAACCGAGGCAGAAGCCGAATGGCTGAAAGAGTTGCTGATGTCTCCACGAGTATGGATGTATGACGGCACTCTGAAAGCGGTTAACATTCTGACTTCTCAATACGAGCAGAAAACCCATATCAACGACAAGGCATTCAACTTGACTTTGGAAGTCACAACCTCTATCCCTGACAAATCTCAGCGTCTATGATTGAACTGATAGTATCTCGCCCACAAAGCGAATACACAATTGTACTCGCATCCATTGAGTCAAGAGTTCCTGCTGCTGGTGGGTATTTGGAGACGGATTGCTTGAGTGATAGATTGCTCACGCTTGATGCTTCTGGCTATGTCAATGAGAAGGTTGATTTGAGTGGGGACTTTGATCTTTTGGTCACTCGTTCTATTGCTGAAATCAGAGAGCCACAAACTCGCCAAGGAGATTGGTCAAAAACCATCACCATTCCCGGAACTAAAAAGAACAACGAACTCTTCGGTCACATCTTTGAGGTGTCTCAGACAATTACGGGAAGCGGTCAATTTGGAACTGACTTCAACCCCAACTTGAAGGCTGAATGTGTCGTTCTTCTTGATGGATTGGAGCAGTTGAAAGGATTCCTGAGAGTCATTCAAATCAATGTCACGGATTCTGATTTGATTGAGTACGAATGTGCCATCTTTGGAACTACTTCCAACTTTTACTCTGAGATAGAGAACAAGCAACTCAACGAACTTGATTTCTCAACCTATAACCACACTCTGAACATCGCTAATGTGATGGCGAGTTGGGACACCTATATCTACAAGGACGGAGCAACGGCTTCTTTTGACTATGGCGATGGCTATGTCTATCCAATAACCTATCCTCCTTTGGGTGGCTCTGTTGAGGTAGTTTCTGATGAAGACAACTTTCCTGCTCTTTACGCCAAGAGCGTCATTGACAAGATTTTCTCTGACATTGGCTATTCCTACACCAACGATTCTTTCTTCAACACAGACCGCTTCAAACGGCTGATCATTCCTTGGACAAATCAAGGCTTGGAGATTGATGAAACAACGGCAGCCAATTATCTGTTCAAAGCCCAACAGAATGCAGGTGTAACGGGAGCAACCTATGCTCAAGGTGACCAATTCTTGTTCACCAACGAAATCAGCGACCCCGGCAACGATTACGCAACCGGGACTTCTACCTACAATGTTGACAGAGGTGGCTCATACGCTTTCTATCACAAATTTGTTGGAGAGGTGGACATCACCGCTTCTGGATCTTGGGTGGCTTGTGATGTCGGGGTTGGAGTTTATGTCAACGGAGTTTTGAAGAGTACCATATCTTTTATGAACTCAGGCAATCCGAGTGCTACTATTTTCACTTTTGATGACATTCGTTCTGCTACGATTGATGTCAAGTCAGGAGATGCAATTACGCTGAAACTTGAATCTGTGGTTGGTATAGAGACCGGGACATACAACACCTATCCAACCTACCTGACCAATGCTGATTTTGATTTGACGAGTACCGATGACTCACAATTTTACAACGGCTTTTATTCACGAGCATTTGCTCACGGGTCTGCCGTAGATTTCACTCAGTTCTTTGGCAAACAAAAGCAGAGCGAGTTGTTCTTGGGATTGTGCAACCTTTTCAACCTTTACATTGAGGAGGACTATCTCTCAAGCAAAACTCTTCGCATAGTTCCAAGAGATGAGTTCTACAATGGGAACAATCTAAACTGGTCAGCCAAACTTGACTACTCTCAGCCTTACTCTATCATCCCAATGGGAGAGGTTGTTGGCAATCCATATCTCTTCTCCTACAAACAAGCAGGAGATGTTGAGAATATCCGATATCAAGACCTTACTGGTGGGGTTTATGGTGACCGCTTGATTCGCATTGCCAATGATTTTGTCAAAGAAGAAAAGCGAATTGAGATTCCATTTGTTCCTACTCAACTCTATTCTCAGAATGGTCGTTATTACTCTTGGATAGAATATGAATCCAACAAGGCTTCTGAACTCCGTTTGCTTTACTACGGAGGATTAATTGGATGCTCTGTTTATTATACCCGAAATCAAGGCGAGTCATTGACTCAGAATGCCAAGTATTTCTACCCATCAACCTTGCACATTGACTCGATTTCCAATATGCAGTTTGATCTGTCATTTGGAATGCCATTTGAGGTCAATCTTCCTGCTGGGATAGAATACACCAATCAGAATGTTGGGAATATCTATTGGTACAGAACAATCACCGAAATAGCTGACAAGAACTCCAAAGTGTTCAGAGGTTATTTCCGAGTGACTCCAAAAGATTGGGCAACTCTGAGATTCAACGACAATTATTTCTTTGAAGGTCAGTATTGGAAACTCCTAAAAATATCGGACTACAATCCTTTGGCTGATGGAGTGTTTGAATGCGAGTTCCTTTTGAGCAAATATATTGAACCCGTTCAAGCGGTCAAAAAAGGCGTAGGAACGAACTCTTCTGATACTTATGACAACAAGTACCCGATTGTCACTCAAAAGCCAATACAAAGCACTGGAGGAGTCGTTATCGGAGGAGGAAACGATACAGATGAGCAAGTCATAGTTGTAGGAACTGACAACAATGTAAACGGAGAGCGAAATGTGGTTCTTGCTTCAAATGCAACTTATGTAGCACCGGGTCTTGACAATGTGGTTGTGATAAACTCCGAAGGGCTAACCCCAACCGAGAGCAACACGATGTACTATGGCAACTACAAGGTTTGGTCTACTTTTGTGAGTGCTGGTAAAATCACCTCAATCACAGATGCAGATTCTCCATATTCGGTGCAGTTAGAAGATTGGTTGATTCTTGCCGATACAAGTGTTGCATCAATCAGCATCGTTCTTCCTTCCACAACCGGAATAGAAGGCAAACACTTTGTTGTCAAAAAAACATCACCTTCTCACGGGGTTACGATAACCGCAGGAGATGGCTCTGTCTTAATTGATGGAAGCACTACCTACACAATGAACTCAAACTACGGAATTGTATGGGTCGCAGCGAATGGCGGTCAATACTGGACAATAGGCGAACACTAAAATGGCAACGATAAAAACAGCAGTAGATATTGACATCAAGGTTGATGGTCAAACAAGCGTACAACAAGCAGCGACTGCATACGAAGATTTAGGAGATGCGGTTGCGAAAACCCAACTCAAAGCAGAAGAACTTGCTCATCAATTTGGCATCAATGACGCTCGTACTCAAGAGGCAATCAAAGTTGCTGCTCGGTACAAGCAAGAGATGGAAGAACTTGACTTTGCCATTCAAGGTGCGAGGGGAGGAACTGAAACATTGTTTAGAGCATCTCAAGCCGTAGTAGGTGGATTTGAGGCTGCTGCTGGTGCTGCTGCTTTGTTTGGAAATGACTCCAAGGAATTGGAGAAAATCCTCGTCAAGGTTCAAGGAGCAATGGTCTTCTCACAAGGTTTGAAAGACCTGAAAGAATTTGCACCTGCCGTGAAGCAACTTGGAACACAATTCAAGAATCTGATTCCAACTCTTCGCACAACTTCCGGTCTTCTCAAAGGACTTGGAATTGGTGCTTTGGTTGGTCTTGTTATTACTTTCAAAGACAAAATTCTTGATTTGCTTGGTCCATTGAAAGGCTTGGTTCAATCCTTAACTGATTGGATAGGCTTGACATCGGAGGCAGAGAGAACAATGGAGTCAGCATATTTGGCAGCCGAGAAACAAGCAGACGCAATCCAAAGGCAAATTGACCTCCGTACTGCACAAGGTGCATCAGAACAAGATTTGTATCAACTGCAAAAGCAATTAGCACAAAAACAGTTGGAAATGGCAAACAATATGGCTGCTGAGGATGATGAACAACGCAAAGAAAAAGAGAAAGCCATTCTTGATGCCAACAATAGGATTTCGGTTGTAGAAGCAGAGCATCAAACTCATCTGAGAGAAATCAGAGAAGAAGCCCGACTCAAAGAACTTGAAGAAAGACAAGCAGCAGAAGAGGCATTTAATGAATTGATGGCTCAAGTAAACGAGGATGCAGCACAAGAAATCAGAAATCAAGCCTCACGAGATGCTTTTGAACGCAACAAACAAATCACCGAGCAAGAGAAGGAGGCTTTGAGAATTGTCAATGAAGCAACCGAAAAAGGGCTTTTGACTCAAGAACAAGCATCAGAAGAAACTACAAAAATTGCCGACTTGGCTAACAAGCGGAGATTGGAATCTGACAAGCAGTATTTGACCGACAAACGCAATATGCTGATGGAACAAAGAGAGTTAGAAATCAAAACTGCTCAAGACATCGCACAAGGTTTGTTGTCAATCAATGAACTCTTTGCAGGTAAGGAAGCAAAATCACAAGAGGCAGCATTCAAACGAGCAAAGGCTCTGAACATCTCTGTTGCCACTATGGATACTTTTGTAGGGGCGCAGAGGGCATACAACTCTCAGTTGACTTTGACTCCTGATGCACCAATCAGGGCTGCCATTGCTGCTGCTGCTGCCGTTGCTGCTGGTCTTGCTCGTATCAAACAAATTGCAAGTCAACAATTCTCTACTTCATCTTCTGCTGCTTCTGTAAGTAATGCAGTTGGAATCACCGCACCTACGAGAACTTTCCAAGCCTCTCAATTAGGGCAGGACTTTACTGGTGACCGCAGGGTTTATGTAACCGAGGGAGACATCACCAAAACTCAAAGAAGAGTTCAGAACAACCAAAGGGTTTCCGTGATAGGAGGCTAAAACACAAAAATTGCTAATTAAAAGAAATGGAACTTCCAATTTACAAACTGATCATCAACCCAGAGGATGAAACCGGGGTTGAGTTCGTTTCGCTTGTGACCAAACCAGCCATTGAGCGTGACTTTCAATACTTCAACGAACAGAAGAATCAATACCGCTTTGAAATCCAAAACGAGGAAAAGAGAATCATCTCAGGTGCAGCTATGATTGCCGACCTTCCTATCTACCGCTACGATGACCAGCGTGGTGAGTACTATGTGGTGTTTGACAAAGAGACAATCTTTGAAATCGCCAAGAAATGGGCGAAGCAGGACAAATACGATTCGGTGAACATTCATCACGATGTGCCTTCTCACGGGCTTTCTTTGTTTGAGTCGTACTTGGTAGACAAAGAAAGAGGAATAATGCCTCCAAAGGGCTACGAAGAGGTAGCAGATGGATCCTGGTTTGTTTCCTACTTGGTGAATGATGACCAAATTTGGGAACGAGTCAAGAATGGTGAGTTCCGAGGGTTCTCTGTTGAAGGCATATTTGACTTTGATGTGACTACCGAGCAGAAGGTTGAGGACACTTTGTTCCGCAAACTCAAGGACATTGCATCCAAGTGGGATGGAAAAAACTAAGCCAAAAAACAAATAAAACTAATTTATAATAGTATGAACTCAAAAGAAGTAATTCAAGAGATTCGGACTTTGCTGGGAT